GAAGACACTGTTAATGCTTGGTCACCGATAGACGACCCATACTGAGAGGCGTTATATCTTATTCCTGACATGTTTCTCCTAACCGCCTAACGCCGTTACGCGGGCTTCTAAATCATCCAGCTTCTCCTGGATTTTCAACAATTCGTATTCGAGTGAGCGAGCGTTCTCGCCAACCATTTTTCTTGTAGGCTGATAAACAACTGCCATTAGTTGTCCTCCAGCTCATCTATGCGTTCGTGAACCATTGTGAACTCAGTAGGAATCCACGCAAGCCCAGCAACAATCTCTTTCATATCATTAACTTCTCTTATTACAGCATCCATATCTACCGCTATCGCTTCGACTATAAGACTTGGAGCAAATCTGTCCAGATCATCAAGGCGAGCAGCGTGTAAATTAGCAATACCATTTTCATTTTCTTGGACACCATCAGATATTTCTTCCAGTTTCGCTAAGACACTAGAATCAGTACCAGTGTTCTGTTCAATAACAGCAACCTTTGCTTCCAAATCTGAGATTTGGTTAGCGACTGATGCGGCTTTCCAAACGACCACGCCTGAGATGGAGGCTACAGACATGATGAGTCCAAGCGTTAGCCTTGATACTCCTATTCGTTTTATGTCTGTTACGTCATCCATTTAGTTATTCGGCTGCCTTTGCTGCTGCTGTAGGAGGATCATCAGGCCAAACAACTTCGGACACCTTGCTGTGTACGCTAGGTAGGTCGCGCAGTTCTTGCCTGTATGCCGCCCATTCCTCAGCGGTATGATCGCCTAATGCTGCGTCTGCTATCTGTGTCCAGTCGGTGTCACGCAACTTTCCGTTGCGTTCCGCTCTGACCATGCTGAAATCCAGATCTGCTGCCGCATGTCTTTCATCCAATTCTTTTATTTCTTCTGCCGTGAGTTCGATGTACTCACCGTTCACGACCTTATATTTTGGCTCTGCCATTATGCTGCTCCATTTATTCCATATAGTGTCACACTCGAATGTTGTGCGAAATTCGTCGATGATCCTAATATTTTAAGTTCATCAATAGCATCTGTATTATTCCAAAAACCTGCATACAAGTACACATACCAACGACCAGCAGTAGAATCATTATTAGGATTACAGTTTGAAACTAGAGTCGTTTTACCATGAGTGGTATTAGAATAATTAGGTATCCAAATAGTTGTTACACCAAAAGTGTCTGCTAAAGAAGAAGCGGCAGGGCTACGAGGGTAACCTATTGCTGTTGCCTGTGAACCTAGTGCGACCCCTTCACCAGCGGGAGTGCCGCTAGTAGTGTAAAGACCGTTGTAAGAATAATTGGTGTTTCCTGTTTCGCCATTAATTTCCATTTTGAAAGAATCACTATAAGATCCTGAGCCTGTCATTCGTTGACTCATCATTATGTACAAATGATCGTAAGACGCAGGAATACTAGTCCAATGAACCAGAGTAGCGTTAGCAGACCCTAAGTCTGTGTGATTTATTACATTCCAAGTAGCCATTATGAACTCTTTATCCCATATAAACTAACCGTAGTACCTCTTACGATTGCTTGACTGCCCGTATAAGGAATTACTTGTATTCGATCAACCGCACCTGTGTTAGCCCATATACCACCTGCCACTTCCTGATACACACCAGAAGCAGGATAACCCCCCAGCCATTCCCATGTCGCTGTGTTTTTGTTAGTGTTTGCATAATCGAAAATTTGAACTTGACTAGAGTGATACACCTCAGAAAACCATGTGTTCTCTGATGCCATATTGCAATAAATGCCAGTATTGTTTATTGAATTACCTCCACCTTCGCTGGTGCCATTCCACCACATTTGAGGATTGTGATAATTACCTGCGCTATCTACCGCACCCCCACCTGTACCAAACCGCATCCAAAACGCTTCATAATCCGCAGTCCCTGGTCCCGCAGCACCATAACTTGATTTGCAAGACAGACTTAATTCCAAATGTTCATAAGTAGAAGGAATACTAGTGAACTCTACAGAAGAAACATATTCTTCTTCTACATAAATTGTTTCAATCGCTTCCATAATCGCCATTAAGACACCATCCTTGGAAGAACACCAAACACATCCCAACGACTATTAGGAGCCCAATAATAACTACTGTTAGTACTGTAATGATCTATTCGATTAATAGCATTAGTACCATTAGTATCCCAAATAACGCAAGACAAATTAATTCCACTAGCCGTAGTGGAACCCGTATGATTATTGAAACATTGCAACATTTTCTTTTTACCAGAATTTATATCAAATATACGAACATACGCAGTACCAAAAGCATTAGCAGTAGCACTCGCCCCCGGAAAAAAACAAACTCCGGGGTTTGACTGCATGTAAGCAAGAATGCCTGTACTGCTGTCGTTTCTCACAGCCTGTCTTTCATAATTGGCATCAGTAGTGTCATTATTAAAATACATGTAAGGATATATTGTGGCTGAACTATACAAAAAACGTGCGTCAATAATAAGAATCAAATCTTGATATTGCGCCCAGTTGTTAACACCAGTAGAAGATTGCAAAGTTACAGTGTGTGTAGTGCTACCAGATTCAACATGGGTTTGTAAAGGCACCCATGCTTCTCCATCTGTGATAACCCCATTGTCTAAATAAGCGGGAGCGTTTGTGTCTATTGTAGTAGTCATACTGTGTACCTAATCATTACTATTCCTCTGGCCCCATTAGGAGTATTTATATAACTTGTTGATGATGTTCCACCACCACCGCCGCCTGTGTTGGGGACACCACCGACAGCAATCGCTGTGTCGGATCCGTTAGAGGCGTTGCCGCCTCCGCCTGACCCGCCAGCACCTGCTTGACTTTCAGCGGAACCAGCCTGACCACCACCGCCACCGCCACCAGCGTATGTTCTGGCAGTAGCACTTATTCCTATACCAGTTGAGCCTGCTCCACCGTCGCCACCATGACTTGTACCATCGGTTTCGGCATTTTCACCAGCGCCACCTTTACCGCCGCCGCCGCCGCCACAGTTGGTTGTACCTGTACCACCCGCATTACCTTGACCTGTAGTAGCCGCACCGCCAGTAGTGCTACCACCAGCACCACCACCGCCGCCTGAACCACCTGTATTACCAGCAGTTCCATATTTTCCGCCGTAACCGCCACCTACAGTACTTACACTAAATGCAGAAGAAGCCTCACCTTGAACACCATTTGCGTTACTTCCAGTAGTACCCGACCTGATACCGCCTTTACCTACAGTTATAGAATAATCGGTAGCATCTGTTACAGTAACAGTCCCTGTCACCATACCCCCTGCGCCACCGCCACCACCGTAGCCTCTAGCACCAGATCCACCACCAGAAACAATCAGATATTCAACATCCCCACCTGTAATAACTTGAAACGTGCCTGTGCCTCTAAAAGCATGAACACGATACGTCGTACCAGAATCTTCGTATTGAGTTATCCAACCACCATAGGCAGATATACCAGCAGCACCGCCAGCCAAACCGCCGTTCATCCACGCAGAAACAGCCGTAGACGGATTAGCCTTCGGCAAATCCCG